TATCCGTCTGGTTGTTATTGGTAAGCAACCAGATTCTTCTACTTTCAGAAGGACATACGCCGAATATGGAGCGTTTATAACGTATTTCCCTTGATAATCAGAAGATCCATTGCCACTACTAACTACCACGTTAGAATCCGCAGATTCATATACTGTATATGATATATTGACTCCAGATACGTTTGAACCATCAATTAAAGTCGTCACTGTAAATTCTCGTAACGAATAAGTCAATGAAACTTGTTGATTAGCATCATTATTCGAAACTTGAACAGTGCCTTCTTTATCATAGTAACCTACAGCTTGTATCGTCCAATTATATAAACCATTTCTCTTATCTGGAAACGTCACTTTTCCACTAGTATCTGTAGTCTTTGTATCACCGTCTAATACTATTGTTGCATTAGGGACAGCATTACCATTAGTATTTGTAACTGTAAAATTAATATTATATGTCTTGTTCGTCAATAATACATTGATTGTTTGAGGTGTATCTGTAATCGACACTTCACCTGGAACAGAAGTATATTCTGGACGCTTAGAAACTTCGTAATCATACGAGCCAATTGGGAGGGTGTATTCTGCCTTACCTTGACTATTTGTAATTCTGGTAATATTATTACAAACAACAGTCGCAGCTTCCACTGGTTTCCCTAAATCATCGACAACCATGAAAGTTACTTGACCATTTCGTCTAACCAAATTTATATCAAACACATAAGGAGCACTGTTCACGACAAATTGTCCTTGTTGTGAAGCATAAAT